CTGCTGGGTGTCCTGCGCTCAGCCGGGATTCTGGCCCCTCTTCAGGAGGTGACCCCGGATGATCGTGACGGTTAACGAGGTCAAAACCCACCTGCGTATTGAGCACAATGAAGAGGACGAGTACATCGGAACATTGATCAGGCAGGCGCAGACCGAAGCGGAGGACTACTGCAGGGTTTCCTTTGAAACCGTGGACGATGAAGGAAACCCGGTTGATCCTCCCGAGCCTGTGCGGCTGGCGGTGATCCTGATGACCAGCTTCTACTATGAAAACCGGGATATCCCGGACATGACTACTTATAAGGCGACGCGCATGGCTTTTGACAGCCTGCTCTATCCGTACCGCGATCCGGAGAAGATGTTCTGATGGGGGTGATGCTGAATGCGCGGTTATAAGAACTTCGAAAGTGACCCGCATCCAGGGGATCTCCGACATAAGATCGAGATCGGCTATACGGAAAACGTGATCAACGAGAATGGGTACCCCACACCGACGGATGTGGTGGTGTGCCGGGTCTGGGCAGCCGTTGTGGATGCCGGAAACCAGCACTACCGCAGCGCGGACGTCATGAACACCGAGGCCGTGATCAACTTCACCATCCGGTATCGGGAGGATATCAAGCCCGGGATGTGGGTACGCTTTCAGGGGGAGAAATGGAACATCTCAACTCTTGGCGAGTATAGCTTCAAGCGTACCTACCTGGGCCTGAAGGCCTCCGTTGCCAAGGGGGTGAGCGGATGAAACAAGTACAGAACGCACTGGCGGATATTGGTATTCCAGTATATGCCGGAATCTGGCGGGCAACCTCGCCGAACCAGAATCCGCCAATTCAGTACTGCGTTTATTCAACGACCACGACCGAGGCATCCCATCAGGATGATCACGTGACCAGCTTCCGCACCTATGTCTACCTGAATCTGTGGAGCGATATCGATCCGACTGACATGGCGGATACGATCCGGGCAGCGATGTATGACTACGGTTTCTCCATGGTAGAAGAATCCGACAAGGGCTACAACCAGCCTGCATATGATACGGCCACCCGGCAGTACACGGTGCAGTGGACATGGTGCTGGAGGGAGGATGTGGAGTATGGCAATTGAACTGCGCGGCTTTGATGACCTGAAGGATGACCTGAACAATATGGCCTATGCGCTGGATCAGGGTCCCGGTGTGAACCGTGCCTTAAAAGCAGGCGCTGTTCCCATCGAACAGCAGATGCTCCACAACACCAGCACTGATCCGAAGATCATCACAGACACCCTGCACTCATCTATCCATACAGGCAGTGTGAAAAAGCGACGTGGAGGCGGGAAGCAGATTACCATTGGTGTCCACCACAAGGAGCATGGTGCGTACTATGCCAACCCTGTGGAATTCGGGCACGGCGGGCCTGCACCGGCTCCTGCGCATCCTTTTGTCCGTCCTGCCTTTGATACCCGGGCCGATGAGGCTTTTAACGAAATGAAGCGCGTCCTGCGGGATGAGCTGAAGAACAAATAGGAGGTAAATGATAATGCCTACGAATACCCCTACCGCTTCCCCGACCGTTTCTTCTACGGTCGGCCTGAAGAACATGGTGATCGCGCCGCTGACGGTCGACACCGAAACCACCCTGACCTATGGGGATCTGCAGCTGGTAGCTGGTGCCATTGAGGCCAGCATCGCTCCCCAGAACACTGATCCGGATATCCAGTATGCGGATGATGTCGAGTTCGATGTCCTGTATCCCGATCCGGAACTGACTTTCACCACGAAGATGGCGGACATACCGCTGGCTATCCAGGAGCAGATCTTTGGTAACCAGATCGACGACAACGGCGTACTGATCCGCACCGCTACTGACAAGCCTCCGTATTTCGCTGTCGGCTTCAAGAGTGAGAAGTCCAATGGCAAGTTCCGCTTCGTTTGGCTGTACAAGGTGCGGGCGAAACCGCTCACCGAGAACTATGCCACGAAGGAAGGCACCACGATCACCCGCCAAACCGGTGATGTGGAGTGGACTGCCATCAAGCGCACCAATGACGGTCGCTACCAGGCTGTTGCCGATGAAGGAGAGAACGGCTTTACCACTGCCATGGGAGAAACCTTCCTGACGAGCGTGTACACGCCCAGCTTCACTCCGTAACCTTTAACCCAGCTGCCGTGGGAGTAATCCTGCGGCAGCATCTTTTCTGAGTTTTGGAGGTATCGATTATGATCACTTGCACCCTCGGTGAAAAGAAATACACGGTTGACTTTGTTTCCGGCAGGGCGCTGCGGGAAATGGAGCCTGCCACGAAGATGTACGGCAGGCTGGTGCGGCTTTCCCAAGCAGCGACTGAAGGTCAGGATATTACCGGTGAACAGCCGACTGTCCCGGATGCTCTGGACACCATGGTGAAATGGTTCTGCATCCTGTTTGGGAACCAATTCACCCCAGATGAGGTCTATGATCACTATCCCGCTGACCGGCTAATGCATGACATTGCGCTGGCCCTGATGGCAGTGCAGACCCAGACCACGGAGGTGCTGGATTCTTTCCCTACGATCCCGGTGACGCAGGAAGCGGATCAGATTCTTCAGGAGCTGGAGAATCCGGAACCCTGACGCTGCCGGAATACGTCTACGCAACCTATAACGAGCTGATGAAAAACGGCTGGCGGATGATGGAAATCGACGAAATGGATATGCTAGGTTTCCTCCGCCTGCGGGCATGGGATGCCCGGTGGGAACAGGAAAAGAAAAAGCCCCGGCAGCGCTTCATTGATGAAGTCTGGCCGGGACTGAAACCATAGGAGTATTGAAAATCAGTCATCTGAGATCGCGAGGTTCTCCATCTCTATTATTTCAATTTCCTTTGTTGCGATTTCATTATACTGATGCATGTAGAGCTTAGGGATTCCCGAACTGGTATCTTCTATCTGGAAGACGTTCGGAAACACACCCTTGATTACGACAGGGATGCCTGCAAGGGTTTGCCTGGGAGTTCTGGGATATCTTACCTGGACATTCACATGCACATTGGGATGTGTTTTATACAGAAACTGCACTTTGCTTCTGATGTCTGTCAGGCTGCTAAGTTCTTCTTCTTTGAAATACCTCACGTTGTGATCCCTCCCTCACTTTCTGAATCCCGTGAATTCTTTTACTTCAGCCTCGTACTTCCACAAGTAATGAGGATCGCTTTTCATCTGTTTAAGCGCTTTCTCCGCTTCTAATCTTGTCTTGAAAAGCAGGATGTTACAGTCTCGACCGGCAACCCATCCAACTGGGCCGCTGTCGTGTATGATCCGGATACCGTATTTGTCTGCCATGGTTGTTATCCTGTTCCTGATATAGAAAACGTGTGGCAACAACTGGATTTACGCAGTTATTTGCCACACGTTGTATGTATATTTTAGGCGAATTCCGAAAAAAATTCAAGCATTCGATGATCAAAGGAAGTGAACTTTCATGGCTGAAACCCTGCGCGAACTGGTGGTCGCGCTGTCGCTGGATTCCAGTAATTTCTCGCGCAATATGCGCACCATCAATGCGCAGATCAAGGAAGCCGAGTCCACCTTCCGTCTGGCGGGTGCCGGGGTGGAGAACTTCGAGAAGACCGTCGCCGGAACAGAATCGAAGCTCTCTATGCTGGGAAACAAGCTGACCCAGCAGAACCGTGCCGTGGAGCAGTACAGCCGTGCGCTGGTTGCCGCCAACGATAAGCTGAAGGAGAACTATGACCGTCATAAGGATTATTCTGCCCGGCTGGAACAGGCAAAGTCCCGTCAGGAAGCTCTCCGCTTTGAAGTGGAAACCAGCAAGGTTGCCTATGAGCAGTACCGGGATACCCTCGGGGAAACTGACTCTGCCACGATCGCCGCGAAGCAGAATCTGGAGCGTTACCAGCAGGAATATGAAGATGCGACTGCCGAGGTTACCAAGCTGGAAGGCCAGGTCAAGGCTCTCCAGAAAACCATGCAGAACAGCGCGGATACCGTTTCCAAAGCGCAGACCGATCTGAACAATGCCAAAGCCGGAGTTAAGGAGACCGAAGCGGAGATCAAAAAGCTGACAGAGCAGCTGTACCGGATGAAGTCCGCATGGACACAGGCCGGTGAAGCCCTGACTGCTGTCGGAAAGAAATGCGAAACGATCTCCAAGGCCATGACGAAGGCAGGGAGAACGCTCACCACCCATATCACGACCCCTATAGCTGCGCTGGGCACCACCGCCGTCAAAGCCAGTATGGACTTTGAATCCTCGTTTGCATATGTCCGAAAAACAGTCAATGGAACAGAAGAGGAGTTCAATCAGCTGGCTGCAGCGTCCAAACGGATGTCCACGGAAATCGCCACCTCCACCGACGAGATCAATGCTGTCATGGCCACAGGCGGTCAGCTGGGTATCGCGACGGAGCATATTGAAGAATTTACCCGGGTTATGATTGATCTGAGCAACGCTTCAACAGACCTGGATGCAGACACTGCTGCCACTCAGCTGGCGAAGTTTGCCAATATCATGGGAACAAGCCAGTCGCAGTTTTCCAATATCGGCAGTACGATCGCCATGCTGGGTAATAACTTCGCTACCACAGAAGCACCTATTGCGGAAATGGCAATGCGTATCGCTGGCGCGGGAAAGCAGATCGGCCTGACGGAAGCGCAGGTTTTAGGTCTCGCAACCGCCCTGTCCTCTGTCGGTATTCAGGCGCAGGCTGGCGGCTCTTCCATCTCCAAAGCCCTGATCAAAATGGAAGTTGCGGCTGCGACCGGCGGTGATGCCCTGAAGGACTTCGCCCGGGTCAGCGGAATGACAGAGCAGGAGTTTGTCCGTGAATGGAAAAGCGATCCTATTAAAGTTTTTCAGCGGTTCATTGAGAGTCTGGCTAAAATGAACGAGGAGGGCATTTCTTCTGTTGCTGTCCTCGATGAAATTGGTATCAGTGAGATCCGGCTGCGCGACACTATGCTCCGTGCTGTCAATGCTACGGAACTGTTCGCTAACGCACAGGATATGGCAGAAAGCGCCTGGTCAGAAAACACTGCTCTGGCAAAGAAAGCTGGTGTCATATACGGCACTACTGCCAGTAAGCTGACGAATCTGAAAAACACAGCGCTCATGTTTGCTCAGCGAATCGGTGATGATCTGAATCCTACGATCCAGCAGATCATCGACAAGGCCAATGAACTTCTGGAGAAGTTCCTGTCCATGGACCAGTCACAGCGACAGTCAATTATAAAATGGGCTGCTTTTGCCGCTGCGGTTGGCCCTGTTGTCCTGATCCTCGGAAAAACAATCGGTGCTGTTGGCAAGGTGACCAGTGCGCTGGGCACAGCCTTTACCGCTATCGGGAAATTCTCCGCCAAGGTCAGTATGGCAGGCGGCGGACTGAAGGGTATGCTGACTACGCTGGCTTCTTCGAAGCTGGCATGGGTAGCCCTTGCCGCCGCGCTGGTATACGGGGCTGTGAAACTGGTGGACGTTGCGTCTGGCGCGAAAGCCGCCCGTGAGGCCCTCGAGGGTATGAACAAGACAGCCAAGGAATGGAAAGAAACCGCAGCGGAAACCTTCTATTCCAAGAGTCAGGGCCTGTCCTATTTCGGCATGACGAAGGAGGACTTCGTCCGCACCACGGCTTCTATGAAAGAGTGGTTTTCCGGCCTGAAGAATGTATGGTCTGATGGCCAAAAGGAAACTGATGATATCGTTTCTGCATGGACGGAATCCTTCAAGAGCATGACGGCTTCTACCCGGGAATCCCTGCAGTCTTTGAAGGATACAGCGGATGCCGCTGGTTATACATCTGTGTCAGATCAGCTGAAAGCGGACATCAAAACGCTGGACGCGATGGACAAAGAAATTGCAGCCCTCCTGAAAAAACGGAAGAGCCGGAAACTGACCGATAAGGATAAGGTTCGCCTACAGGAACTCATCGATACCCGGGAAGTAATCGAGGTGAAGTATCACCTGACCGCTGCCGATACGGAAGGCTTCACAACCATCCGTAAAAAGGTGGAAGCGGAGATCGCACGTGCGGAAGTCCGTGGACAGGAAGTTAGTTCAGAGGTATATCAGGAGGCCATGGTAGCAGCTGCCGAAGGCATGGCCTCCGTCAACTCTGCCCTGGATGAGCAGTATGACAAAGAGTATGCCGTCATTCAGCTGATCGAGGATGCCACGGAGAAACAGGCTGCGCTGGATGCACTGAACGCCAAGTACAATGAGGATCGCCGGACCGCCGCACTGGAATATGCCCAGCTTATGGCTGATATGGTGAATCCTGTATGGAAGCAGGATAACGTTCAGGAAGCAAAAGGCCAGATCGGCGAATTGATGCAGCTCCTGCGTCAGTACAGCACCGCGAAGACGGACGCTGAGAAGAAGGGATTCCTGCCGCAGCTGAACAAACTGACAGCCAGCATGGATGAAGCCGCACTGACGGAATATGTCGGCTTACTTACTCAGATCCAGTCCCTGCTGGACAGCGGAATGACGGAAACCGAGGCGAAGGAGCTTTTCCCGGATATCGACTTCACGACTGCCCTTGAGCAGCTGGCCGCTATCCAGCAGTACCTGAAAGACAACAAATGGGACGATAACCTGAAGCCCCTGAATGAAATGTTCGGGGAGGCTGTCGGAGAGGAAGTCCTGAAGATCGCTACGGATCTGGACATGACCGGAGCCATGGCGAGATGGCAGGAGTGGGCAACCAACCCCGGTGCCATTACAACGGACGCGATCATCTCCGGGTATACCGAAGCGGAAAACGCGACAAAGCAGCAGCCTATTGTGGATGCCTTTATCGCGAAATACACCGAGGTGCCTGAAGGCGCGAACAAGGCGGCATTGACACCGGATGGCATTCTGGCTTATGTCGCTGCCTATGCGGAAGCAACTACAGGGGTGGATGTCTCCGGACTGAATCCCACGAATGTGACTGCTATTGTCAGCGCTTATAAGGAGCTGGCATCCGGTACAGATGTATCCCTGCTGAAGCCCAGTGAGATCACGGCCTATGTATTCAAATACCTGGAGGAGAACGAGGTCGACACCTCTGGCCTGACGCCTGACTCCGTTACCGCGACAGTCATGGCGTATGAAGAGATCAGCGGCGGCGCTTCCACCGCTGCCCTGAAGCCCAAAGATGTCGTAGGCCTGATTGGCAAATATATGGAAGCGGAAAACGTGGATGTTTCCGCGCTGAACTCCGCACAGGTCGAGGGTATCGTCACGAAGTTCTCCGAGGCGACCGGCTGTGATAAATCCGAACTGATGCGGGAATTCACTGCCTACATCACGGAATATAAGGAAGCCCATGGCGTGAAGAAACCGGCCCTGACGATGCAGGTCGGCCTTTCCGGGTATGACATGCTGGCATACCGCCAGTGGCTGAAAAACAATAAGGTCGAGGTTGAAGGCATCGTCCGGCTGTCCGAGGCCTATGAGGATCCGTCCGGTGCTCTCCATGATCCCGGAGTGAAGTTCTGGAAGGACGGAGAAGAGATTCCCGTTACTACCGTCACTGAGGACATGCTGAAGCCAGAGGACGTTGCTGTTCTGGACAAAGACGGAACGATGCACGTCCTGATCACTGCTGAAGTCACCGGTGCACCTGAAGCAATCGCGGAAATGCGGGAGCAGGTCGCTGAAGTGGATCAGCTGGGCATGACGGCCTTTGGCACTGCCATGACAGGCATCATGCCGCAGTCTCTGCTGGACTTTATAAAGTCTGCTGAACAGCGGATCAAGAATGCCAAGGGTGACCTGGATCAGTGGTACAACTTCATCTACGGCGGGAATGAGGGAATCCTTAAAACGCTGGATTATTCCATGCAGAGTGACTTCAATGCCGACAGGGTTGCGCAGCTCTCCACGTATGTCGCGGAAGTGGTCGCTGCCATTAAAAACGGAGAGGAAGTCAGCCAGGAGGATATCGACAATCTGAACCTGATCCTACAGTTTGTACAGGATCTGGACTCCGTTGGCGTTGGCGGGAATATCACGGCGGGCATTGCGGAAGGTATGACCGAAGCCGGATGGGATACTACAGCTGAAACGGTAGCCGACAATCTGGAAACAGCAATCAACAGCGCTTTCATTATTGAGAGCCCGTCACAGCGCATGAAGCCAACTGGCGAGTATGTTGCCGCCGGTATAGGGGCTGGCATGCTGGATTATGACTTCTCCACGGATGCCACTTCCCTGGTTACCGCCCTGCAGACAGCAATCTCTACGGCGCTGGGTGAAGACCCGCTCCAGGGTACGATTACCGCCGCGCTTCCGGCTGATTCCCTGAAGAAGATCGGTGTGAACGCCATGACCGGCCTGAAGGAAGGCATCACTGCCGGTCGATCCAGCGTTGTTACCGCAATGCAAACCGCTGTGCAGGCTGCTGTGAATGCTGCGAAAAAAGCCCTGAAGATTGCTTCGCCCTCCCGGGTGTTCCGGGATGAGATCGGCGAAATGGCCATGAAGGGCTTCGGTGAAGGCATCCTTCAGGAGAGCAAGGCGCAGGCGCAGATCGTGAAGAACGCTGCCCGGTACCTGACCGACGAAGCCAAGGAAGGTTCGATTGCCTTCGGAAGCACCGACAACCGGAAGACCTACAATAGCACGTCTTCTGTGAACCTGTCTGGAAACAACTTCTATATTCGTGACGAGCAGGATGTCCGATCCCTGGCAATAGAGATCGCCACCCTGACCCGGCGGCAGCAGAGAGGCAGGGGGCTTCGGATGGCATAAAGTTCTTGACTTTCAATGCCCGCAGAGGATATATGTTCCTACCAAATCGGAAGGAGGAAGCCCTATGTTTTCAATGCACATTCGACCTGAGATCCTGAAGAAGCTCCGAGAGGATTATCCACCGGGAACAAAGGTAGAGCTGATCGAAATGCACGATCAGTACAGGGATATGCCCGCTGGGCTGACCGGTGAGGTCACCGGGGTAGATGATACCGGAACGATCCACGTCGCGTGGAGCAACGGTTCATCCCTTGGATGCCTTTACGGGATTGATTACCTGAAACGTATTGATTGACCAGAGATGAAGCTGCCTTCGGGTGGCTTCTTCTCGTTTTCGGAGGACAGCCCATGAATGACTATTTTATCTGGAATGGAGTGGATTGCCGGACAAAGGGAATCCATGTGACAGACCAGCCGCCTATTACCATCCCGCTGGAACGGAGCACACAGACGAACGTGCCCGGCAGGCCTGGGAGCCTAACGCAGTTGGAAGGTGAAGACGTATATGACGATCTGATTTTGACTGCCACCTGCTTTATCTCTGATCCGGCGCAGATCCCGGTGATCGCCGCATGGCTGAAGGGCAGCGGCACAGTAACCTTTGCCAACCGGACAGGCGGGCACTACAAAGCGCGGATTGCCAACCAGAT